AGACAGGCGAACTATACGAGACAGCAGAGTTTCACGAAAATTGGATAAACAATATTGTAGATGCTATAGAGAATGGTAAACAACAAATGATTCTGTCACCACCACGTCACGGTAAGACAGATTTGTTAACACATTTTGCTGTATGGCAGATATGTAAAAATCCAAACATAAGAATTATGTGGGTAGGTGGAAACGAAGATATTGCAAAAAATGCAGTAGGTGCTGTACTGGACCATTTAGAAAATAACGAATTACTCAATGAAGAAATAAACGGTCCAGGAGTAAAGTTCCAACCAAAAATCCGCAGCGGTAAGTCCTGGTCCTCTGGTCAATTTACTATAGGTACCAGGACAGTCACCGGTATCAAATCACCAACTATGGTAGCTGTAGGTAAAGGTGGTAAGATACTTTCTCGTGACTGTGACTTAATTATTGCAGACGATATAGAAGACCACGGTACAACAATACAACCTAGTGCTAGAGAGCAAACTAGACAATGGTGGACAACTACTTTGTCTTCTCGTAAAGAGGAACATACTGCTGTAGTTGTAATTGGGTCAAGACAGCACCCAGAAGATTTATATAACTTCTTACTAGAAAACCCAGAGTTTGAAACAATAGTAGAAGAAGCACATAGTTCCGAGTGTATATTGCCAGAGACAGAAATAGAAGAACATCAAGACTGTATGCTGTGGGCTAGTAAACGTACTTACAAATGGTTAATGTCACAAAAAAATAATGCAGACACTACAGGAGGTAGAGCTATATACGAGATGGTATATCTTAACAAAGCATTTGTTGAAGGAATAACAATGTTTAATTCAGAAGATATAGACCAATGTAGAGATGTTAATAGAAGGGTAGGACAAATTCCTGCAGGTACACACTTAATTGCAGGATTAGACCCAGCATCTACAGGATTTCAGGCCTGTGTATTGTGGGCAGCTAATCCAGAAACAGGACAGTTATATCTTGTAGATATAGAAAACGAACAAGGTGGCGGTATTATACAGGCAAAAAAATCTATACAAAAATGGTACGAAGAATACAACTTAGCACATTGGGTTATAGAAGAAAATGGATTTCAGAAAGCTATCAGGCAAGATAAAGAAATAAAAGATTACTGTAGTAGATTTGGTATTTATTTAGAGGGTCATCAAACTCAAAAAAATAAGTATGACCCAATTTATGGTGTTGGAAGTATGCAACAGTTATTTGAACAAAAGCTAATAAATCTACCATATGGTGACACAGAAAGCGAAACTAAGAGTAATATATATCGTAGACAACTAATTTATTTTTCATCTGCTGCTAGTAAGGCAAGTAAGGCGAAAAACTACAAATCAGATGTCGTAATGGCTAGTTGGTTTCCACTAAAAGTTATTAGAAGATTAGGAAAAGAACGGCTAGCTGAGGTAGGATTAGATTATAAACCTAGTTTTGGAGAATGGAATTTAAGCGATATGAACGAAAGTCCTTGGGGATAGAATGAAGCCTGAAGAGATACAATATAAAATAACGCAACTACACTTTGACAATCAGAGTGCATATTCTACTAGAGGTCGTATTCGTGCAATTATGAATGGTGGACCTGATGGTTTATTAGCTTTACTAGGTGACCAGATAAAAGGTTTCCAAGATTTCCAAATACCTGTACCTAACTTGATGATGTCAGGACTAGAACACTTGTCACAAAAGATAGGTCGTATTCCAAATCTAAAAGTAGATGTACCTAACAATAAAGATTCTGACAGAGCTAGAGCTAAAGCAGATAAGATAGCTCGTATTGTAACTTCTTATGATGATACACAAAAACTAGATTTACAAATGCCACAAGTAGGTAGATGGCTACCTGGTTATGGTTTTGCTGTATGGGTTATTAGAGAAAAGATAGGTCCTGATGGTACACCATATCCTTGTGCAGAACTACGTGACCCTTACAACTGCTTTCCTGGTTACTTTGGTGCAGACCAACAACCAAAAGAAATGGCTATTGTTCGTAGAGTACCTAAAGCTGCATTGTCAAAAGCATATCCAAACTCTGCTGACAAAATAAACAGCAAAGACTTTTATCAAACAAATACATTAGGTGTGGGTAATGCTTATGCTTCTGCTTATACAGACTCATACAATGGTTCTTGGGCAAACTCAAATGGCGAAGGTGACCTTATTGCAGAGTACTATAACGATGAAGGTACATACATTTTCCATATGACCTCTGCAACTATTCTTGACTTTATACCTAATCCACTAGACAGTGGACCTGCTTTTGTAATTGCAAAGAAATTTGCTTTTGACAGATTACAAGGACAGTATGACCAAATTATAGGACTTATGGCTTCTATGGCAAAGATAAATGTGATGTCAATAATAGCTATGGAAGACGCAGTATTTACAGAAACAAACATATCAGGAGAGATAGAATCAGGACAGTATCGTAAAGGTAGATTTGCTGTAAACTATTTAGCTCCAGGTACACAAGTATCTAAACCAGCATCAAACGTTCCTTACCAAATATTTCAACAGATAGACAGAATAGAAAGACAACTACGTGTAGGTGGTTCTTATCCTGTATCTGATGACTCGCAGTCACCACTTAGCTTTGCTACTGGTAGAGGATTAGAAGAATTAGGTGCAAGTATGTCACTTATGATTAGAGAATACCATACAGTTATGGCTGATGCTATAGAGATGATTGACTCTAAGAGATTAGAGTGGGATGAAAAGATGTATGGTGGTAAAGCAAAAGAATTATCTGGTTACTATAACAATCAATTCTTTAGTGAAAAGTATGACCCATCAAGAGATATACAAGGAGCCTACAAGACACGAAGAGTGTACGGTGCTATGGCTGGGTATGACGAACCACAAAAGATTGTAACAGGGCTGCAATTACTACAAGCCGGCATTATAGATACACAAACATTACAAGAAAATTTAGATGGTTTAGATAATTTATCAAATGTAAATAGTAGAATTACAAAAGAAAAAGCAGACAAAGTTTTATTTGATACACTATTGGCTCAAGCACAACAAGGAGATAGTAAGGCAACAATGGCTGTTGTGCAGATAAGAAAGAATCCAGATAATATGCAAGGCATATTGGATAAGTTCTTTACTGCAGAAGAACCTGAAATACCAGTCGCTGAACAGGAATTGCTTGGAGGAGGTTCCCTACCACCACAGGGTCCTCCACCAGGCATAGCTCAGTTATTACAAGGTATGGGTGGATAATGTCAATAAACAAAGATTTTGCAGATATTGTACATAACTCATTAGGTGATTTAGATGAGATTGGTGACAATATAATATTTCAGGAAAAAGATGATGCAAGGATATTTCAAGACCAAATGCCACCGCTTATGTTTCCTTTTGGATATTTAATTATTAGTTCAACATTTATGTATTACGATGAGGATGAAGATGAGCACGAGGAGTTCTAGTAACAAAGGCCTTGCTAAAGGTATGACCTATGGTGAAGGTAAAAAACTTGGTGAACAAATAGATAAATTTGGTTTACCTGTAGTAGATGGTAGAAGTACAAACATACCTCCTGCTGCCACTAATCAAACAGACCAAACACGAACTGTACCTATGGAAGAAGAAGTATCTGTAGCTATGAATGAAGGCGGTAGGCCTGTAGTACCAGGTATGCCAATGGGTATGGGAAATATTTTAAATGTTAAAAGAGAAACAGAATTTGAAAACGAAAAATTAACTGCAGGTGTAGTTCCTAGTCTTACACAACAAGAATTAGGAGATTTAGACTTTGCAGTACTAGCAGACTTAGCAGACAACTCGGATGTAGATGCTTTAAGACAAGCATTTAATATTTAACAATGGTAAAACAACCTGTTGGACCATATACATTTGGTGAAGAATACACCCAGATACAAGAGAAAAATAGACTTCTTAATTTAAGTTACAACAAAAAAAAGAATCAATATACAAAAGACCAAGTCAATAGAACTAAAGAGTTAGCAGAGTTGTACCCTACAGCACAAGCAGGACTTATATCATCTGCTGTTTTAAAAGGCCTTGATAATAAACAATTTGAAGAACTTTTAAAATTGCAGTACAAAGCAGTTCCTAAGTCACAACCATCATTTCCAAATACTATGGGTAATGATGTAGTCAACTCAGCTATGTTTAACTCTACTTTTGGAAAAGTATTTAATGCTGTAGGCACACAATTTAAAATGCCAGAAGGTATGAAGTTTTGGAATAAACCAAGTTATAAAGAAGAACCAGTATATGGAACATTCAAAGGTTTGTTTCGTGTATTAGGTTTACTTGCAAATGGTGCAGCCAATGCAACTATTGGTAAGCCTGTTAGAGCATTTGTAAAAACATCAGAAGAAACATTTGAACAACCATTTTTACAATTAGGTGAAGTTAAAAGAAAACAAGCTGAAGATTTAGCACAAAGAGGTTTAGCCGGTGACCCAGATGTTACAATAGCCGATGTAGCTATAGCCAGAGACGAAGCAAACAAAGTAGAAAAAATAGGACAGCTTGCAGGATTTGCTTTAACATTGTCTTCTTTAACAGGCAAAGGTAGTGCAACACCAGGAATTAGAAGAGCAGTAGGTCAAACGTTTTCAGATAAATATAAAAATGCAGGTGCTTCTACAGCAGGTATAGCTATACAAAAAATTAGAGAAGGCCAAGACCCAGGTGCAGTTTGGAAAAGTTTTGGAGAAGGATATTTTCCACAAGGACCGATACTAGCTGAAGCATTAGAACAACAAGAAGCATATAAGTATAGAGGACAAAATATTACTGCTGGTCGTTATGTTGCAGAAGTAGCAGGTATAGAACAAAATACATTATTATTTAATGCTGTTTCTGGAGGAATAGACTTTTATAAAGTTATAGCTACAGACCCATTATTAGCTGCAGGAACAATTAGAAGAGGTATAAAGTTTACTAATAGCGTACAAGGCCAAATACAAAAAGCATATAGAGCTGGTGATTATGAAAAGATACCAGGCATTGTAGACAACTTTTTAGATAGTCCAAAGTCTGAACCTTTTTTACAAGCGTTTGCAGAATCTAACGATTTTAAAAGAATATTTGACGCAGTAAGAGACCCAGAGCTAGCGTTAAATTTAGTAAAAACTAATAAGTTAGACGAAGTAAAAACAATATTTCAAGACTTTGTTGTTAGAAATCAAGGAGTTGGAATACCAGCATTGATAAGGTCTAAAAATAGTTTTGGATACAATAAAAATTTAACAGATGCTTTGATGAAAAAAAGAAAAGGGGCAGCCGCTCCTTACTCTAAGTTTGGCGAATGGACACCAGAAGCGGGTGCTTTGTATAGAGACGCTACCGATTCAGTAAAAGTATATAACCAGTGGTTAGTTGAATTTAAAATACCTATAAATATTGCAAATAGATTGTCACAAGAATTTGCAGAACAAGCTGTTAGAGGCAATAGAGCGGGTATGAATGAAATATTATTTGAAAAAACTAAGTTGCAATTAAAAGCAACAATGGAAGCAGAAGGGTTTTCTAAAAAAACTTTAAAGTATATAGATGAATACTTTGATGAGCTACAAGGTAAAGCTAGTGGTAACTTAGATGTAAAATCATATTTTGCTAAATTATCTAAAACAGAAGGTGGTCAATTACAACCTATAGAAAAAGTATTTCAAGGACAAAGAAGCATACCTGGACCAGATGGAAAACCAATACTGCAAGCAACACCTTTTGATATAGGACAACATTTTAACGATACTTGGTCTCTAGGTAAGCCACTAGATATTAGAAGAGCTTTAGGAACTATAGAAAAGTATGTTAACAAAGACATAGGTAATACTAAGTTAGTTACTCTAGCTAAGAACTTTGTAGATGATTTACCTGAAGCGTCACGAGTAAGATTACCAATAGAAAAATTATTAGAAAAAGTACCAGATGTAGATATGTTAGTTAGTTTTGCTCCAGAGGTTATAAGAAGTCTATCTGATGTTTTATGGCCACTACAAAAAATATGGACTGGAGCACAGTTAATTACAAGAATTGCTTGGCCTTTAAGATTGTTTGGTGAAGGTCAATTTAGGATGGGACTGGACGGATTAGATAATTGGATTGATTCACCTATGTCCACTTGGGTATGGAGTAACTATGCAAACGATGTACTAGGTAACGAATTTAGAAAAGGTATAACACCTAGTAAAAGAGCTTATGATGAATTTGTACAAGGTATAGTTGCAGATAGGCCTGCCAATGTATTTGGTAAATTAGCACAAAAAGAATTTGTACAAAACTCCTGGAAGAAAGTTCAAAAAGGAAGTATTGACAAACAACAATATGTATCATCTTGGCAATTAAATCTTAAATGGCCAATGGAAAGTGACTTAGCACAATCTGTTGCTAGAGAATTGTTAGATGGGACAGACTTAACAAAAACAAAACAAAGTTTTTGGAATGGTAAATTAAGAAGCATTAGAGATGAATTAAACGATACAAGGTTTGATAATGATGGACTACGTATGAATCCATATGTGAAACTAGACGATGCAAACAAATACGTAGATGATTATGTAGAGTGGATTACAGACCTTACTAAAAGCGATGAAGAAATATTAACTTTGATAGCTAATAGAGAATTAAATTATAAAGGTAAAGTTATAACATTTAACAATTTTGATAGATGGACACCTGCTAATCAAAAACAAATAAAACAATTTTTATCTGATAAATATGATGTTGCAGGCCCAGATGTGCTTCCTACACCAGACTGGATACAAAATCCACAACAAGGAAATATCATAAAAAGATTATTTAACAAAGGTTCTGAATTTTTGTGGTACACATTAGGTGAGTTGCCAGATTCAGAATTACAGAGAATACCAACATTTACACAATATTACTGGCAGAATGTAGCATCACAATTACCTTTTGCAGATGCTGCTGCTTTAAGACATTTTGACGATTTAATTAAAAAATCAAAAGTACCTAAAGAAGTAGAGCAACTATATATAGCAGGTAAAAATGCTGCTATTAAAAAACACGGTTCTTTAGAAAAGGCTATTAATAAAATACCAGAAAATATGAGACTTAGTATTGATGAAATTAACGATGCTGCTAAAGGTTTTTCATTAGAGATGCACAACAGACTTTTGTATAACTTAAATCAAAAAGGATATGTTGCAGAAGCATTACGATTAGTGTTTCCTTTCTTAGAACCTTGGAAAGAAATAGCAATAAACTATCCTAGATTATTTACTAGAAACCCAGCAGCTTTAAGAAAAATACAATTAGCTACAGACAGAGGTACTAACAATGGTTTCTTCTACACAGACCCAGTGTCAGGAGAAAAGTTTTATGTTACTGCTCCTACGGATTTGACAGAGTATGTTTATGGTATAGAAGATAGAGATTTAACAGGATTTGATGAAAATGTGCAACTTAGACTTTCTTCTCCTGTACAGGGTGCTAACTTGTTTACACAATCTCCGATACCAGGTTTAGGTCCTGTTGCAAAATATGCTTATAAATTTATGAAAAAGTTTTTACCTGATTCAGAATACACACAAAAAGTAGAAGATATTATATTTCCTTACGGTCTTGGAGACCCAGGTCTTGCTGGTGCAACTGTTGGACAACTACCAGTCTATTTGCAGCAAGCATACAATACAGGAACTAAAGGACAGTTAGATGAAATGGGTTGGGCAAATGATGTTGCTAACTCTTCAAAAATATTAACTAAGGCTTGGATGGATGGTTTCTTACCATATGACCCCAGAACAGATGAAGGAAGAGCACTATTTGAAAAAGACGTTATAGACTTAGCATCAAGAATTAACGTATTTGAATCTATGGCTAAAGGTATTGCCCCATCATCACCAAGAGCAGAAGCTTCATATAAATTACAATTAGACGAAAGACTAGCTAATCAACAAGACTTTTTAGATAAAGAAAATCTTATAGAAGTGCTAGAAGCACTTATGCCTGCAGATTATGAGTTTGGTAAATATGATGATGATTATTTTACTAACACAGTTATTACAGCATTGTTTAGACAAGTAATAAACCAAGTAGAACCAGGTGAAGAATATTTAGCATATCAAACAATAGCATCATTGATTGGTGGCACACCAGATGATTGGGATGCAATATACACTGCTGCATATTTAGTGCAAGGAAATACAACTACACTTGGTACAGCATTACCTTCTACAGAAGAACAAGTAGAGTGGTTTAGAGCAAACCCAGAAAAAGCAGAACAATACGAATACACCTATGCTTTGTTTGCACCTAACGTGTATGAATATGATTTATTAGATATAAACTCTTTTTACAATCAGGTAGATGAAGGTCAAAGAATTACATTGACACTAGATGAAAAAATAGAAAAAGCTCAGGAAACAGCATTTAAAATAATATTTAACCATCTTTATAAGCCAACAAGAGAAGCATTAGCAGATGGCAAAATATCACAAAAAGATGCACAAGCAGAGGCAGCGTCTATAAAAGCAGATTTATTAGAGGTATTTCCATATGGTACAAGTGCAAGAGATTTACCTAAACGAGAACCAGTTAGTAGATATGTAATATTTGAAGAACTAAAAGAAGTTGCTAACGATGACTTTATGGTTAAAGAATCAGATTCAGCAAAGGGACTAAAGTTATTTTTGTATGGTAACGAAGACAATGTAGGCTTTATGCATTTTGTAGATAAAATAAGAAACAAAGAAGGTTTAAAGAAAACAACTGCAGATGGTAAAGTAACATTGTATCCTGAAAGTAGTGCAATAGATTATTTAGGAACAAAAGAAAATACACAAGCTATGAGAGATTATTTATTTGACTGGGGTAAAGAAGTTGTAGAACAATATCCAGATTTTGCAGGCATTTACAGGTCAAAGTTTCTTTACATTGTAGAATATCAGTATACGCCATAATGAGGTTTGAATGATTACAATATATAAAATAGAAGAAGGCGAAGTATTAACTTTAAAAATACAAAAAAGTCAATTACAAAATTATATTAATTTAGGATGGTCAGAAACAAAACCAGTAGATATAACCGGTGCTATTGAATCTATAACACCAGCTGGTGCTGATATTACATTTGGTGGTGCATCAGAAGCTAGACCATCTCCTTTTGGTTACCCATCATTAGTTCCAGACGGACAAGGTGGTTTTGTAGATGTAAGTGTATATCTTGAGGGAATAAACAAAAATGGTAGTTGGTACTATCCAGGAGATGAAGACAGAGTATTAGATGGTATGTCAACACAAAACATTAGAACTTTACAAGATAGACTAGTAAGAACTCAATGGTTTTCTATGGAAAACTACACACAAGAATATGGAAGACCAGGTAGAGAAACTAGAAATGCTTTAATAAAAGCTATGACCGCATCTAACTTTGCTTCTGGCGTTGGATATGACACATCAATAGATTTAGAGTTGCTTAATCCAGGAGAAGAAATATACGTTCCAAAACAATACAGAGAGAGTGATAGAGCATCAAGATTACAAACAGTAGATGCAATATTTAATTCTATTGGTAAAGAACCTACTAGAAAAGAAAGAAACTATTACGAAGTATTGTTAAAAGAGTTAGAAGAAAAAGAATTTTATACTGATGAAGCTATAGCAAGAATATCTGTAGAAGGCCCTGAAGTAACTGTAAAAGAAACTAGAAAAAAGACAGTAGAGCCTATATCAGAAAGACCTATTGAAGTAGTAGAGGAAGAAGCGATAGTAGAATCTATACCTGAAGAAGTAGATGCTGTTGCTAGATTACAAGAACAAGTAAAAGAAGACTTTGCAGGTGTACTTGCTAGACAAGATAATATGGCAAAAGCAAGGAATAATATAGGTAATATTGGTCAATCAATAATGCGTCTTAAAGCATTGGGTGGATAATGGAAGTATCACCTCCAGCAATAATAATTATACAAGATAAAGAAACCTTTAGAGATAAGGCTTATGATGACGCAAGGCCAGATTATGATTTAAAACCTGGAGATGAAATACTAGGTACTTTAACTATAGGTTACGGTCATACAGATGCTGCAAGAGATGATGACGAAAAAATACAGATAGGTGATACTGTAACCGAAGAAGAAGCAAAAGAAATACTTATAAAAGATTTACAAGAGTACGTAGATATTGTAAATAACAGAATGAAGTCATTTGATGTAGAACTTACACAAGCACAGTTTGACGGTTTAGTATTTGCAACTATGAACAGACCAGAGAAGATGAGTGGTGGTGCATTGTGGAGAGCAATAGGTAGTGGTAACGAAGATAAGATTAGAGAAGAATGGTCTAAAACTATATCACAATCAATTAAAAAATATCCTGGATTAGAAGATAGAAAAGAGGAAGAATTAGATTTATTTTTTTCTACACCTGACAAACCAGAAGTAGAAGTTCAGGACCCTGACAGAGGAATACCAACACCTAGCGAAACATTTGTCCCAGGTTCTTTGCCACTGTCAACTGCTGAACCAGAGCAAAACAATAGTGAGCTAAATATGGTCTGGACTAAACTATATAATGATTTGTCAAAGTCTTTTATAGATAATCCTAGAACTAGAAGAGAACAAGAATTATTTAAAAGAAACCCCATTTACAGTAAAGCTAAAGATAAACCAGCAAAAGTAGAGTATGATAGTAAAGAGAAGCAGAATTTGCACGATATGTATGCAAATATGCTAAAAGCACTATCAGAAAGTTTGATGAGATAATATGGCACAAGTAGTAGTTTATGGACCTAATGGAGCTAGAACAACAGCTAATACTGAACGCAGACCTGGAGAAGAAAAATCAGAATATGAAAGACTGATAGCTGGTGAAATACCAGGTAGAGAAGGCTATGCAGGTGCAAGTAAATCAGAACCATTAACACCAGATTACCCAGGAGATTATGGTGGTGAAGACGCATCTACACCAACTAATGAAAGAGAAAGTGTAGTAGGTGTAGGTAATACTAACTACGATACTAAAGATTATTCTACTGTTGGCGAAGATGGTGAAGTAGTAATAAAGAACGAAGATGGTTCTATATATACAGGTATTGATAAAAGAGATATGCCTATACCAACAGGTGCTGAATACTGGAATGTAGATGGTAATTATTATATAGTTTATTACATACCAGGAACAGGCACTCCAATATATTACGATACAAGTTTACAAGATTTAGAAAACATTTTTGGTCCTGTAGAGTTTCCAGGAGTACAGGAAAGTATTAAGAGTCCTACCTCTGCACAATGGAATAGTGCTATAAGATTTGGTGATTCTTTAGAATTAGCAGACCCAAATATTTACAATCCTGAGCAAAGTCCTTGGGTTTCTTTCGTAGATACAGTTGCAAAAGAATCCAAAATAAGACCTTGGTTAGCAGATGAAGAAATGGTTTTGTTATTAGCTGAAGCTACATTAGAAGGTAGAACAGTTACAGATGCAGAGTGGCAATCTACTGAATGGTGGAGAACACATACACAAGAAGAAAGAGATTGGTTACTATTAGCACAGTCTGGAACTACAGATTTTACAGGTGTTCTTACAGCAGATGCACAAAGAAAAATAGAAGATGATAGATTAGCTATAGAAAACTTAATGGTACAGTCTGGTATATCAAACCCTTCTGA